TCATGGATTAGGATATCCACCTACACACTTTCAAAGATCATCCAAATGTGGTGGGACATATTGTGCTCCATCATATTTACAGATACAAAACGCTTCAGCTGTAGGACCAGAGAATGCTAGTTATAGTAGTAATTATAATTATGTATCAAGTATTAATACAAAACCTACATCATCCGCACATGTTTCAGGTATGAATAATACTAGGTTTAGTGCAAGTTTGACACCAGCTAATACCGAAGCGAGCTCGATAAATGCTTCATTTATTTATGATATTAAACCAGGTTTTAATCAATTTATCGTAAATGCTTCTTATACCACTATTACTTCGGGTGCTAAAGTACTACCCAGTACAATTTACATAACACAAATTAATGGTAATGAGGTAACCTTCACCAATACAATTGATGCTGACGTCGTTTCTCCGGAGCAGAATACTGTAGAATTCAAACTAATTTCTCCACAAATATGGTCTGCTAATTTATTGAATGCTTCACAAATAGCAGATTCTGCTTTGAAAGGTGATATATTAGGTGAATGTGTGGTACCATTAAATTTCTGGTATTGTAGATCACCCGGATTAGCAATTCCATTAGTAGCACTACATAAAGGGACTGATGTAGAATTATATGTACAATTTGCTGGTAAAACGGATGCTGATTGGACATCTACCGTGAGTGCAAGTTTGACTAAAAATGATTTTATATCATATGATTCAAATATTAATTGTGTAAATGATGTAACGAATGCTTATAAAATAGGCGACAATGGTTGTAAAGCGATTTTGGATACTATTATTGAATCTGGTGCTAAATTTAATTTTAATATGGATGTATCTGTCATTTACATATTTTTAGATAATATGGAAAGGCAACGATTTAAAAATAGTGCACATGAATATTTAATAGAACAATTACAATACCATAGACATAATTCAACGAAGAATACTACTATAGATATATCAGCATTTCAACACCCTGTTAAAGAATTAATATGGACAGGACAACCATATCTTTCAGGAAATATTAAAAGTATTGATACCGCGGATATAGGAAGTGACAGTGACGATACTACAACAGTCACCTCGCTAAATAACGGTACATATGCACATCCGTCTGGGGTAAGGTTCGTATTAGGTATGGGTGAGTCTGGTGATAATGATATATTATATGGAGGAGGTATAAAAAATTCAAGTTATACTAGCGGTTTTGGAAATGCAACTTTTTCAGGTACATGGTCGGCATCCAACACCCCAACGTCAGTTCGTAACTATGATGGCACCCAGACCCCAAAAATATACAACGGTAAATTTGTACAAGGATTACTTGGTCCTTCAACACCAGATTGTTTAGATTATTGTTCATATAAAATATCATTAAATGGTACAGACAGATCTCAATGGAAATCATTGCAACATTTTACGAGAGAAAATGTTAGAAAATATCATAAAGGCGGTTGTATTTCTGTTCCGGATTCTATTGCTGTATTTTCATTTGCATTAAATCCTACAGATGTTTCTCCTTCTGGAACTTGTAATTTTAGTAATATAGATTTAATACAAATACATAGAAATCAAACAATCACTGCGAGTATACCTATCAAAAGAATTAATGTATATGCCATTAATTATAATATATTAAGGTTTGTAAATGGTCAGGCTGGTTTGTCATATGTATTATAATTAAAATTAAATTATTTAATAATATATATGGGTGCTGGTTCATTAACAATTTTATATTCAAATGAAAATACACTATTCTGTATGAATCCTCAAATTACATATTTTAAATCAGTCTTTAGAAAATATACTAAATTTGTAATGACTGATTACCATCATACAATTTCTGAAAATAAATTTTCAAATAATAATAATGATATATCATTTAATCATCCTACCCTTGGTGATTTATTGGCACAAGTATCTGTACAAATAGATTTGGACGAGACCGCTGATAAGTCCTGGGACAAAGTCCCCAACAACATAGGTACTGCTCTTTTTAAAAATATTCTATTTAAATATGATAATAACGAAATTGAAAATGTAAGTTCTGAATATATTAATTTTACATCAATGTTAAATAATTCTAAATCATTTAATTCAATATATGATATAGTGGAAAAAGAACTAGTATGTAATAATGGAAATAATTATCAAAGAATGGCATTATCGGGTGGCGTATTTACTCCAAATTCTATGGTGTCCACCCCCGCCAGTTTCAGAAAAATGAAAGCAATTGTACCAATACCATTTTCATTCTCTAAAAATGTAGGTACAGCGTTTCCTCTATTTCTTTTAACAAAAACCGACGTAAATATATTATTACAAGCCAATCAGTTTACCGAAAAATTCGACACGAACCCCGAGACGAATGATGACTTGGTAACATTGTTTAAATTTTCTTTAATATATAAATATATATATTTATCTGAAGATGAGCGAAATAGATTTAAATCATCTCCTCAAGAATATTTAGTAGAAAAAGTTAAATTTAGTGATACCATAAGACTAAATCAAGATGTAAAAATAGATTTTAGATCAGTTGTTCCTAATTTGCCTGTGAAATGTATATATTTAGTTAATAAGAGTAAAGATGATAATAAGTCAACACAATTATATAATAATTACAAATATCAATTTTTTATTAGAGGTGTAAATTTACAACAACAACCTTTACCCCATGAATATTATTCTAAATTAAATATTATAGAAAATTTTAAAGGTTGTGTTTATGATAAATGGGACCAAGACAGTCTCTTGGCCGCTAAGACGGTACCATCTATAAATAGTAATATAGCATATATTCCTCTAAATTTAAAAAATGCAGAAGGTCCTTCTGGATGTATAAATACTGGTACAAATGAATTTAGAATGGAGGTAACTTTCCAACCAAACGAAGCTGAGATTGGGCATCCGGGGTACGATGTTGAACACACTGATATATATATTTATTTAGTATATTATTCTATCATGAGAATATCTGAGAATAAACATTTGTCTTTTCCATATGGTAATAATTAATTAGTTACAATTAATATTTTTTTATATGATATATAATAATATATGTCTAATATCGGGACCCTTTCACTAATAGCAGTACCTGGTGAGATAGAACGAAAACATTTTATAAATAATCCAGATATTACATTTTTCAAATCTGTATATAGACGCCATACAAATTTTAGTAAATTTTTGAGTATAGAAGAAAGTGAACATAATAGTGAACCAAAAGGGTGTTTTGGGGTAACTAGTCAAAAATATTCTTTGGATGGTACAATTGCTGATTTACTTAGTAAAGTATATTTACAACATAAGATAACTTTTACAAATTTTGAAAAAGAAAACCCCGATGACGGTGCGGCATTAGCAGTATCATTTTTCGCCAATTTAGGAACTAATATTATAGCTGAAGAGCAGGATGCTTTGAAATTAACTATTGGAACCAATACTATATTTCAAAATAGTGGTTTATATTTGGAGACAAAATATGAATTAATGAATGAAATGGTTTCTTCTGTAAAGAAAGGGTCGGGTGATGATGATGGCGATTATTTTACCGTCGCTCCTTCACTAACCACCACGTTTAACGGCAGTGCTTCTTTGGTCGGATGTACAAATGGATCACATTTTAATCATACAACTCTAGCAGGTGGTGTTGGTGGACTGGAAATTAGCAATGCTAGTTTAACCGTCCCCAACTTTAGTACAGAATATTTCTATTGTATCCCAGATTTTTCATTTAATTATGACTATGGACTTGCTATTCCTGTAGGTATTCTGCGCAATACTGCAGTGGATTTTCATGTAAATTACAAACATGCGGCTTCTGTTCTAAAAAGTGCGCAGGGCACAGCTAAATTAGAATCAACGTGTATTAAAGAATACATCCATTTAGATGTAGAAGAAAAAAAAAGATTTATCACTAATTCACATATTTATATAACCGAGAGTTATAGAGAGCATCACAGTACGAATTCAACCGGCACTAGAGATATACCTTTGAGCGGATTAACCGGTTTAGTAAAGTATTTATTAGTAGTGGGAGCACCACCTAATGATGGTGCCTACAATATATCGAAATCATTATCAACACCAGTTGAAGTAAAGTTTACTGATATGAATTTACATATAGATTCAAATCCTTTAAATTCGCATAATTTAAAAAGAGAAATATATTCAAGATTAAATTTATATAATTACTTTCCAGGAGGGGGACGCGACATGAAAGACATAATAGGTCCCACAAAAAACCACGGTCATTTAGATTCAATATGTGTTTTCCCAATATGTCTCCATCCTCTCAATTATACACAACCTAGTGGATGTATATCAAATATAAATTCAGGAGTTAAAACATTATCACTAAATTTCTTAGATCTCACGACAGATATAAAAATATTTATAGTAGAATATAATTTATTACGAATCTCAGATGGCCAATGTCAAAAAATGTTAGGCACTTAAAAATATTTATTTATTAATTTATTCACAAAGAAAAATAATATTGTTGATATAAATCCTTTTAGTAATACTAATATATTATTGTTTTCTATAGATAATGTAGAACATAATATATCGTTGAATTGTGTTAAATTCACCACTATAAATAGTAAAAAAAATACAATACTCGATTTAAATTCATCCAGAAGTGATACATTTTCACACATATCATCTATTTTCATGGTTTGTTCTCCTTTTGATTTATTAGCATTTTCTTCAGCAATCCTCTTTTCTATCATTTGATGCTGTCTTTGCTTCTCCATAGCCATTTGTTGTTGCTGCATCATTTGTTGTTGTTGTTGTT